AGAAATTTAACTAAATCCAGTAGCGATACAACAACAGTGTTATCTTGGGAAGCACCAGACACTGGTAACACTCAACCAGAAAGATATGCAATAAGCTTTAATTGTTCTGGGTGTAACGGTTGGGGAATTGCAACTGGAAATGTTGGCGGACCAAATTCTTTAAACACAACAATTACAATTGATCACTCCTTGTTAGACGGGCTTCGCCCCGCAGGAACCGTATGGTCATTCCATATTAGATCAGATAACGACACGTTTGCCCTTTACTCTGCAAATTCAAATGTTGTTACTGGTTCTACATATGTAGCACCAGCCCCAACACCCACACCTACACCAACTCCAACTCCTACACTAACTCCAGAACCTTCACCTACACCTGCGCCCACACCAACTCCAACTCCTACACCAGAGCCGAGCCCAACACCCGTTACAACAACAAATCCAGATCCAGGGCCAGTTACAGTAGCACCTACTGGGCCAACTGAAGCAGAAATTGCAGCACAAGTTGCAGCGTTAGCAGCAGCACAGGCAGCACAGGCAGCAGCAAATGCTGCAGCGTTAGCAGCAGCACAGGCACAAGCCGAAGCACAAATTGCAGCAACAACCGCAGCGCAAGCAGCAGCGCAAGCAGCAGAAGCAGCAAGAATAGAGGCTGAAACAGCAGCATTAATTGCACAGCAAGCAGCAGCAGCAAAAGCGGAGGCTGATAGAATTGCTGCAGAAGAAGCAGCTAAAGAAGCAGCAAGAATTAAAGCAGAAGCGGAACTAAAAGAAAAGGCTGACCGTGAAGCAGCGGAGATTGAAGCAGCAAGAATTAAAGCAGAAGCAGAAGCCAAAGAAGAAGCAGATCGTATTGCAGCAGAAGTTAAAGCAGCAGAAGAAAAAGCAGAAGCAGAGGCTAAGGCAGAGGCTGATCGTATAGAAGCAGAGCGTATAGCGGAAGAAAAAAGAATTGCTGAAGAAGCAGAAGCAGAAGCAGAGCGTATAGCAGCAGAAGAAGAAGCAATTGCAGAAACAAAGAAAGAAGCAGAGGCTAAAGCACTTGCAGAAGAAGAAAAAATTGCGGAAGAGTTAGCGGCAATTAAAGAAGAAGAAGAAAAGGTTGTCGAAGAAATAAAGAAAGCTGTAGAGTCTGGAAAAGAATTAACTGAAGAGCAAAAGGATGTTGTAGTAGCAGCATTAGTAGAAACATTGGCACCAGGAGAATCAATTTCAGTAGCACAAGTTGTAGCGGCTGGAGTTGAACTTAAAGATTTGCCACCAGATACTCCAATTGAAGTTAGAACATCAGAGTCTGGCGAAGTGTTAATTATTACTGCTGAGGTAGCAGCAAATATTGAATTGGTTACAGATCCAGGAGCATTGGTAGAAGCAATATTTACAGATCCACAAGCAGCACTTGCTGCTATTGGAAGCATAGGCGCTGACATGACGGATGAAGAAAGAACAGAAGCAACCGAGATGGTTGTTGCAACAGTTGTAGCAACAGGTGCAGCATTGAATGCTGTAGGTGCCGCTACAGGAACCACTGGAGGGTCCACAGGAAGTAGTTCTGGAGGATCAGGTGGCGGAGGAGCCTCTGGCGATTCCAAGGGAATAAGGAGAAGAAGACCATGATAAAGAAAATAATCAAAGATATGATAGATCAACTTTGGACACTTCTAGGTATGTTTATTGCCTGGGTAGTCCTTGATGGCTCTGCAAAAACTGTAGTAGGTTATGCAATTGTAGGTACATTAATTGCATGGGGAATTACATACCCAATTAGAAATAAAGAATGGGATGAAGAATAATGGCAAAGGCATATATTGAAGAGCCAACACAGGTAGGTTCAGGAGCAATTGCAAACATTAATAATATTGTAATGCGAATAATTGCAGTATTTGCTGCATCTGGATTATCCGTAATTGGAGCAGGAGCAATAGTAGGAATTGAAACATACAAAGCAGTTATATTAGCAGGTACTCTTGGCGTTGCCACCGTAGTTGAAAGGCTTGCACGAGGTTTCCTAGACGACGGAAAACTAACGGTAGCAGAAATAAATGCTGCCTTTTTAGCGGTAGATAAAAAAGCTTCTAAGTAATGCTATAATTAGACTATGAATAAATACCGCATTAAATTAGATGTAGAGGTTGAAGTAGAAGCCTTTAATACAGAAGATGCAAGTGAATATATTCATGATATTTTTAATATAGATGACGAAATTAAAAAAGTTAATATCGTTAAAATACAACAAAAGTAAATGCAGACAGCATTGACATATATTTTAAAAGCAGTGTATAATCGTACATAACGCTTTTTAAAGGATAGAATGAATATATATCAAGATGAAATAAATAGTTTGAATGAAAACTATAAGATATGGCTGTCCAACAACATAGAGCCTATGGTTGAATTTGAAACTCAATGGATGAAAGATAACGAATATACTTTAAATAACCACGGTCTTAGATGTGATAATTTTTATAAAATAGAAAATAAAAAAGATCACATACTTTTTGCTGGATGTGAGTATTCTTTGGCCATAAACCATGAGGTGAAATTTTCTTGGGCTTACATGTTGTACAGCTACCTACTAGGATCCGTTGGCACGTACAGGAACATCTCCTATCCAGGAGCAAACCCAGAAAAAATTATTGCAAATTTAATTAAGTATGTTGATGCATATGGGGCACCATACAAAATGTTTGTTCTTATGCCAGAAATAATAAGAGATTATGGGTACTGGCCAGATGGCAAGGTTTACAAGCCAAAGATGTATAGACAGCTAAAAGGAAATGGTGGCGTAGAGCATAACGATGTTGCTATACCAAATGATGTTCCATTAAACTTATTGTTATTAAGCTATGTAAGATCTATTAGAATTTTAGAGTCGTACTGCAGCGCCCTTGGAATAGATCTAATCTGGACAACATGGGACAAAGACTCGTCAGAAATACTATCACAAATGGACTTTAAGTACTTCTTCCCAGCACAGATTAACCCAGATGATCAAAATGATATATATAATCATTTTGTTAAACAGATTAAGGAAAATAGATGAGCGATCAAGATAATAAAATTTGGTCTTATTACGCCGAGGATTTTAACAAAATAGGTAGGCTTAAAGACAACGTAGTACACATTAAAAATTTTTTAGAACCAGAAGACTTGTTGGCCATCAGCAATTATTTAAAAACACACCAGGATGATCCAGAGTTTTCTGGTGGTAAAATGATAAATTTTGAAAAAGCCAGCCAGGAAAATCCAGAAGTTGCACAGCTTTTAATTAAATATGAAAAAAGAATATATGATGTTGTTGAAAAAAACTTTTGTCAAAAGTATAATATAAAGATTAAAAGAAAGCCTTGGGTCGAATTACATTTTATTAAATGGAGGCCAGGAATGGGCTCTAAACTACATTCAGACTGCCAGTATCCAAATGGGGATCCATTAATGAAGTCTAATTATTATAAATTAAACTTAACTGCATTGATATACCCAAATGAAGATTATACTGGTGGGGAAATAGGGTGGCCAGAATATGGAATAGAAATCAAGCCATCTGCTGGAGACCTTGCTGTGTTCCCAGCAAATAATGACTACTTGCATTATGTTAATGATGTAATGACTGGCACAAGATACACTATGCCAATATGGTACACATTTGATAATGGCGCACCAGAAAAAGAAATGATCTACGACCCTGAAGCCTCAAAAAATTTATGGCTTAATGAAGGTGAAGACACAAATCAATTAAGATCCTATTGACATCACTTTGTCAATATTGTATAATTATAAAGATGGAATAAATGCTAAATTTAACAGAACAAGGTGTTGAAATATTTATCAAAAAATTTCAATCAAGCGTACAAAAATCTTTTTGGAATAACTATGATTTAGTTATATGGAAAAAAGATCAGGGCGGGTACACAGATACAAAAGGCATGTATTATAACAATGCATGGGGAAAGGCAGAAAAAATTTCTGTCGATAAAAAAGGAATCTGGAAACTGCCGAAAAAATATGTCAGATATTTTAAATAGCTTAGGTGTTGAGCAAGATAATATTAAATGGTGGGACCTAGCCCTTTGTCATGGGATGGACACTAATTTATTTTTTGATAAATACGAGTCAGATATAAATGTAGCAAAGAGTATTGACGAGGCATGCCTATCTTGCCCAGTCATAAAGTTATGTCATGAAAGTGGTGTAGAGAATTCAGACTACGGGGTCTGGGGCGGAGTATACCTTGCTTCAGGGTCCACAGATAAAGCACGTAATGCACACAAAACAAAAGATATTTGGAAGCGAATAAGGGAAAAGCATGTTTATTGATAAGAATAAAAACCATTTTAAGTACGGAATTAACGAATGGACAGGTGAGCCAAATAAGCCAACATTCTACACAAAAGAAATGGCGCTCAAAATAAGAGAACTTAAAAAACCTACTTCAACACTTGAAATGGATATAGTTAAGTACCCAGACTTTTTAGCAATCAGATTATATGAGAATAATTTTGCACAATACGACGGCTCAATGAGAGTCAGAGTTATAGAATATGTAGAAATGGTAAAGAATATCTTGGAATCATACGGAGTAAGAGTAGAGCTTGAAGGAAAGCCAGGAGGAAAAAATCATGGATAAAGTATTGTGTTATTCTTGCAATAAAAGCAAGAACGAGCTTTCGGCAAAGAAATCTGTTTTGCTGCCAATAAATTTGTTGCTGTGTAAATCATGTACGGACAACAAATTAGAACCAAGATGGATAGTTATTTTAGCAGGAAGACAATATGGCTCTGATCATGTAAAAGAACATATTGCAAAAAAGAAGTATGTGGGCGTAGATATAACAGCCTCTGAGTTATTAATTTAATATAGATTGTACGGTATAATATTCATATAATGAATATTCCTATAACTGAGATACTAATAACTCTCTTTGCTGCCGCTATAAGTGGGCTCTTAACTGCACAGATAGGCGCTAGAAGGTCAAAAAAAGAAAAGATAGAGCGTCGGGCAGAAAAAGCACACGACCAGCTTTTATTAGAATTAAAAGACCTTGAGATTAAATTATATAAATTAGAAAAAGATCTAAATGAATGGAAAGACAAATACTTTGAGGCCTTACAGGAATTAATTCGTGTTAAGGCAGAATTAGAGGGAACTCTGCTTAAATTAAGCCATCTAGAAATTCATTCTGATGAGCACTAGCACTACAAAAATAAAAATAGTATACTAATATTATGACTTGTATTGTTGCTATCGCCCAAAATGGGGTTGTGTATATGGGGTCTGACCATGCCGCCTCAGACGATAAAACTGGGTGGATCCTATCAAGAAAAGAACCAAAATGTTTTAAAAATGGTCAATACGGAATTGCATTTACAGATTCATTTCGTATGGGGCAAATCCTACAGTACATGTGGACTCCTCCAAAATATACACCAACTAAAACCAACTCTGGACTAGATAAATTTATGCGAACCAAATTTGTTGATTCTGTTAAGGCTGCATTTAAAGATCATGGCTATGGAAGTATTGGCTCCGCATCAGAAGAAGATACTGGTGGAATTTTTATAGTTGGAGTATGCGGTAGACTCTTTACCATAGATGAAGACTTTCATGTTGGAGAAAACATAGTTAACTA